CGCCTTCAGGTTGTCACCGGTGGGGACGGCGTTCGCTGCCGCAGTCACCGCCTGGGTGATCTGGTTGGCGGCGGAGGTGGCCCGGGCGGCCAGACCCCACGGCTTGGACACGCCGTTGCCGGCGGCGAACGCGTCGTCCTCCATCTGCGCCACCTGCTGCCCGACGATGTCCTGGATCAGGGTGACCAGGTTGGTGTCGGTGTCCATCAGCTCGTCCACACCGATCCGCGACATGGCGGTCAGGTCGTGCACGGCGATGGTGTCGACCGGCGTGTTGGGGACCACGTTGGCGTCGACAGTGGTCGTGGTGAGTTCCAGCTGGCCCCAGCCGGCGGTGGCCCCGGTCAGCGACCGCAGGTCGACGATGTTGGAGGTGGTGGTCCGGATCGTCGGGCCGGCGCCGCGGAACACCGCCAGGTGGGGCAGCACCTTGAAAATCGGGCCGGCGATGTCGTGGGGGACGATGACGTTGCCGGTGGCGTCCTCGATGATGGCCGCCTTCTGCACCGGGTCGAGGGTGTTGACCCACGCGGAGCGTTCGGAGTTTTTCATCCGCATTGCCTTGGCGAACAGTTCGACCTGCTGCCGCTTGAGCGCTTCGGCGAACTGGGGGCCGCCACCGCCGACCTGCGCGGCTACGGCCTGCGCCTCGGCCGCCAAGGCTTGGGGCAGCTGGTCGGGCTGCTCCCCCCACGCCTCCAGTTCGTCCTGCTGCTTTTCGATCGCCGCCATCTCCTTCAGGCGGGCGGCTTCGGTGAGCAGCGACGACCGCTTCCGGGCGTCTTCAGCGGTGATTTGGGACCGGTCGGGATAGCGGTCCGCGATGGTGCGGGCCAGGTGGATGCACTGCAGCGACTTCTCAATCATCGCCTTGCGCGTGGACTCAGACATTCTCTTGTCCCATCTGCTTGAGCTCCGCCTCCAAGGCGTCAAGCTCGGTGGTGGTGCCCGCCGTTTCGAGCGGGGCTAGCAGATCGGCAAGTGAATCGCTCGGCTTGCCGCCGGGTGGACTGGTGTCCGGCCCGGATTCGCCGATGATGCTCAGAGCGTACAGAGCAGCGTCGTCGACGTTGGTGCTGTCAGCGTCGGCCGGCGGGTCGGTTTCCCCGCCGCTGTCGTCGACGTCTGGGGTGGGGCCGTACAGGTCGGCCACCAACGCGTCCACCGCCGTCTTACGGACCGTGGCCGCGTTGAGGGACAGGGCGGCGCGCATGTCCGCCACCCACAGTTCGGGCAGTTCCGCCATATCCAGTCCCTTCGCGGTGCCGGCCATGCGACGCAAACTTTCGGGTGGGTCCTCGCCCAGCTCCCCGTACAGGCGGATCAGTGCCCGGGCAGCGGCGGCCCGTTTGTCGGCGGACACGGATACCTGGTTGAGTCGGGCGGCGGCGGCGTGTACCCCGTTGCGGTTGAGCACGCCGGACGGCTCCCGCACCGGCAGGCTGTACCGGGCTTTGGAGTCGGTGTCGCCGACGCCGGTGTCGATGAGGCAGGCGCGGCGCCACTGCTGCGGGGTGTAGTCGGCCTGGGTGAACTGCGACCACGGCTTGTCCGACGCCTTCGCCACCGTCACCAGCGCGCCGGTGTTGGCCGGGAACGGCGACAGACCCACCGACATCAGGGCGATCTCTTTGAGCAGCCGCACCGGCCTGCCGTCGACCACCTGCACCGTCGGGTTGACGGCGCCGCCCTCCACCGACAGCCCCGTCAGATGCCCCTCACGGGCCTTGACCCGGGCGGTCTGCGCATCCGGGGTCGACGCGAACCGGAACGTGGTCCGCAGGCCGAGCGGGGTGTCCTCGGCCTTCACCAGTGAGCCGATGACACCTTCGGCGTTCTTCTTATGGTCCAGGGTGAGCGGGATGACCCGCTTCGACGTGCGCCACTCGGCCAGGGTCTTCTTGAACGCCCCCGGAATGACCACGTCTTCCTGCCGGTCGATGGTGTTGTACACCGACGCCCAGCCGGTCAGGGTGCCCGGGTCGTCGCCGGCCTTGGCCACATCCCAGCGGACCGGCACCACACCGTCGACCCCGATACGCAGCAGTTCAGAATCCACCGGATCTACTCCTCACGGCGCGGCAGGGCGCGCAGCTCATCGGCGGACAGTTCAATGCCGTACTCGGCGGCCAGCAGCCCGTAGGTGGCCGACACCGACTCAGCCTCAACGGCGGCCCGGTCCTCACCCACCGGCTGCGGCGCAACCCCAGCCGGCATCAGGAACACATCACCGGCCGCACCCTTGTCGGGCAGCCCGACCAGGAAGTTGAAGTCGTTGACGGTGATGCCGCCGACCTGCAGGGCGCGGGTGGCCCGATCCCAGATCTGCTGCTGCGACTCCTTCAACGCCAACACCTCGGAGTTGTCCCAGCCGACCCGGAACGCCCGCCGCCCGACACCGGCGAAATCCGGCACCAACTGTTTGACGATCGGCGCCAGATACCGCTTCTCCTCGGTGATCATCGACTCTTCCCAGAAGGACAGCCGCGCCTCCCGGTAGTCCTTGTAGGCGTTGTGTTCCAAACCCTCTTTGGCACCCACCAGAATGGGTTCGACCCCGAATGCCATACAGATCCGGGTCTCCGACACCGACCGCAAGTCGGGGAACTCGAGATCGCGCAGGTTCATACCCAGCGCCTTGACCGTCATCCCCCGCTGCAGGAACGCCGGCTCCCCCCGGCGTGGCCCGCCGAACGTCTTCCGCCACAACGATTGCAGCCGCTCATGCAAGGCGGCGGTCATGTCGGTGGCAGCGGTCTCCACCACCAGCGACGGCATCGCATGATTGCGCAGCAGCGTGTCCACGAAATCGGTGGCCGCATTGTCCAGGGTGACGGCCCGGGCCGCCGCGCGCAGAGGTGGCTGACCAAACCAGCGCCAGCCCGGATCGTTCGGGTTCGGGTTCGGGTAGCGGACCCGGATCATGTCCTCCCGGGCGATCAACGCCACCAGATCAGGATTGGACGGGTCGGGCCGGTACACCCACACGTAGTCGGTGGGATCACGCAGATAGTTGCGGCCCGGCAACACCCCCACCAGATCCGGGCGCAGCGGCCACAACTGGGCGGCGGCGCCGCCCCGACCGCGGACGATCAGCGTGAAGTTGGTTCCGGCCAGATCCTTGTACGTGGATTGAACTTCCCAAAACTCGAACTCGTTGCAGATCGGGTTGGGGTTGGCGAACAGCCGTCGCAGCGGATGGTCGTCGATCGGTTCGCCTCGACCGGCCGGATACACCCGCAGCGCCGCCTGCGTGATGGCTTCCGCCCGGTACCGGATACACGAGTAGACGAGCTCGTTGCGGCCGTAGCCGTTGGTGACGTAGTTGGAGTAGTTGGGGTCGCCCTGCACTTCGCCGGCGTTGTTGGGGTTACGCACCCCGAACGCGTCGACAATCATGCGGCCTTGCCGGCCGTCGATGACCTGCTTCTCAACCTTCGGCCCGGTCAGCCAACCCACGGCGCGGCCCCCTGCTTACTGGTTCCAGCCGGCGACCGTGGAGAACCCGGCCAGGGCTATCCCACCCGCGATCAGCGCCCCGCCCAGGCCGGCGGTGAAGAACACCCCGACCGCGGCCAGCGGAATCGCGGCGGCCATCGTCCCAGCCGCCAACGCCCTACGCGGCGCGTGCACCATCCGAGACCACAGGCGGCGGCCGGCGTCACCCCCGCGACGTGCTGCAGCGAGCACTCCGGCCGGTGCCGGCGCCAGAAACAGCAACCCGGCGGCCGCGAGCAGAGCCCAACCCGGCCCGGCCAGCACAGCGACACCCGCGACGGCGCACACACCAGCCGCAGCCCGCTGAAACGTCACGCACGCAGCGTATACCGATCAGCAGAAGATTCTGCGGGCCCAAGGCCCTTCGACAGGAAGATTTGCGGTCAGGGGCGGCTTTCCCGGGCCCTGTCAGCCGAATATGTAGGGCTCCGGTGAAGAGAAGTTCTTCCGCCCCCACAGGGCCAACGTGGCAACCCGCACCGGGGCCGCATCCGCCGGGGAGTCCAACGACCAGCGCCAGCCACCCTCCGCCGACACCCGCTTGCGGGCCCCACCCACTGCCACGTTCATCGACGGCTGATCCAGATGGATAACGTCGCCGCGTTCAACCACACCCTCGTAAAAGTCGCCGCAGGCCTGTGCGTACTCGACTTCGGCCGGCGACTCCACCGGCAGGCCGGCCCTTTTCAACGCCGCCACCAGAGACGCTGCGGCGGAAGTTTTCAACACCACCACCACCGAAACCTGGTGCCGCGCCGTCAACTCCTTCAACCGGGCCACCACCGCCAACTCCCAATCCGACAGCCCGTCCACACCACCACGGGCCAGGCCGGCACCCATCCAGTTCGTGCCACGATGCCTTTCGACCACCTCCACATGGTCCCGCCCATCGGCCCGCAGGCCGCACACCCCGATGGTGCCCATCGCCCGCTCACTGTCCGCATCCAACGCCAACGCAATCGCCGACTCCGGGACGATCTGCGACCGGGAATCGGCCTGCCGCTGCCACGACTCCCGGTCGATGATCTCCCACGACTGGTCGTCCAGCGGCCAATCCCCGATCCCCAGCCGCTCCGTACCGAACTCCTTCGACATCGGACCACCCAACGCCGCCATCTCCTGCCGCACATAGTCGACCGGGATCCGAATCCCCAACCCCGGATTCGTCTTCGCCCACGTGGTCGGCGAGCTCGGGTCATCGCCGGCCAGCAGCTCCCCGTCGGTTCCCCACACCGCCGGCTCCGCCGCCCACTCCGCATACATCAGCCCCGGATCGTTACGGGCATAGCCGCGGCGGCGCAACAGTGCCAGCTGCGTCGACTGCTTCATCCCCGCCGAACCCGCATACACCACCTGCGCATTACGCACCGTCGCCAACGTCGGCAGCGACGCCGCCATCATCGGTGCATCCAGATACATGGCCTCGTTGTAGACCACCTTCCCCGCCGTGAACCCACGCCCCGCCCCACCCTTCCGGGTCAGAAACTTCAACCGCTCACCCGTCGACAGCACAATCTCCTCCGAGCCGCGGCCCACCTGCATCCGCTTAACCCGGGCCGAAAACGCGTCAGAAGCGTCCACGGTCGCCTTGATCCGCAGGAAATGCTCCCGAGAAGTCTCAAACAGGTGCGCAGAATGGATGATCAGCGGATCGCGGAACAGAAACAGCCACGCCAGCTCCAAGGCCTCCAGCCACGAGTCCTTCCCGTTCTGCCGCGACACCACCACCGCCAGCTCGAAACACAGCCACAAGCCCAGCGGATCCACCGCACACGCCAGCCGGCACAGCAACTGCTGCCACGGATCCAGCTTCAACCCCGCCGACGCCGCCAGGTCGATCACCTCATCGCCGTGCGACTTCTCAAACGGCGGCATCCACAGAAACGTCGGCGTCTGCTGCCCGACAAGCTCCGGAGCCGCGGTGATGGTCATGGTCAGAGGGTACGGCCCTTCCTAGATGTCACACAGAGTTACGGGTGCATGGTTATGCATGGCTCACATGATCTTGTAGAGAGAGACGACGCATGAG